CATTTTTCGGTTTAAAGCGTCCTTGATGAATCTGTTTGTTATATGGCATATAAATAGTATAAATTAGATAACGTACAGGTATTTATCACATGGCTTCACGCTCTGAGACAAGAAGAAAAGAGAACGCTCGTAGGGCTGCAAATAGTACGGTTCTTCCTAAGAGTGATGAGTCTGTCAGCACTGTTATAGACGATGAACAAGCGTCCTCTGATCAAGCAGTGATAGTAAAAAATCCTGTTGCAAAATCTAAGCAAGATGCTAAGGAAGCAATAGATAAAGCAAAGAGCCAAGGTCAAGCTGCAGGTAGTATGCAAATGCTTCGATATCCTTCTAATATAGGGCAAGATAATATAGAGCAGCCACATAATGTTACTTTTAGAATTAAAGTAAGAGAAAACTCTACTGCTGGTAAAGCATTTGTTAAAAATAATAAAGACGTTGAATATGATAATAATAGCAACGGTCGTCTGACTAATGAAGAAGGTAAAAATCTAATAACATTAGGCGCCGGTGTTGCTGGTGCTGTTGTAGGAAATAGACTAGCAAAATTAGCAACTGGTGGTGGTAATAATTCATTAGTTAAAGGCGCCTTTGGCCTGGCAGGAGCTGGTGGGGGCTTTGCAGCAGGGCAGGCACTAGGCGAAAAAGCTGGCAACATGCTGGCTTCAAATCGAGTGGTTAAAACGAACACATCAATTACACTCCATATTCCTACTTCGCCATCAGTCAAGTACGGTGCTCAATGGCAAGAGGCTGATATTGGTGCATTGACAGGAATATTAGCTAGAAGTGGTGGTGATTTAAGTTCTCTATTAGACACCGCTATGACAGGTGAAGCGGCAGAATTTATGGGAAGAACACTTGCAGGCTTGTCAGATATCCCAAAAGCTCTTGGCGCTGATATAAACGTTTCGGGTGCATTGCAAGCAGCTTCTGGTAAGGTGCCTAATCCGAATAAAGAGCAATTGTTTAAGTCTATGAATTTTAGGCAGTTTGCATTTGATTATAAATTTGCACCAAGAAACGCGGCTGAAAATGACGCGGTGCATAAAATCATAGCAGAATTCAAAAAGAATATGCATTCAGAAAGATCAACGGAAGGATTCTTTTTAATATATCCATCAGAATTCGATATTGAATTTAATTACAATTCTTCAAGAAATAAATGGTTACACAGAATAAAATCTTGTGCATTGGTAGATTTGAGTATAGTATATGGCAGCGGCGGAACCTTTACAACGATTGCAGGAACTGAAGGCGCCCCATCAGAAATTACTATGCAGATGGTATTCAAAGAATTAGAAGTATTAAATAAAGACGCAGCAGAGCAAGGATTCTAATTAAATGTTTTTTAATCATTTTCCCAGATTGTTATACCCATTCGATCCAAAGAAAGAGATCGTAACCGATATATTCCGAAGAGTGGTGCCACGAGATAAATTCATTGTGAATGAAATGTTTCTTGAACGCTACACGCTTAGATCCGGCGAAAGGCCTGAGGACATCGCATATCAATTATACAAAGATCCTGAATATCATTGGGTGATTTTATTGATAAACAATATAGTGGACCCTTACAATGAGTGGTACTATACGCCTGAACAATTGCTGGCAATGGTAACACAGCGTTATGGTGCAGGGAATGAAAATGAAATACATCATTATGCACTGGCAGCTAGACCATTGATATGCAGTGACTACAATCCTACACAGATAGAAAGTGGTGAGTTGATTCCTATCACACATTTAGAACACGAAGAATTAGAGAATGAAGCAAGACAAGAAATTCTTCTGTTACGTCCTGTACATCTGAATGATTTTGTACAAGAATTCAAACTGTTGGTTGCTGCATAATGGCTGAAAGTGCCCAACAAACTGCCGGTGATGTGAGAGTTGAAGAAGTTTTTCTAACAACATCTGCCGGTGAGAAAGTAGATCTGAATAACTTTTTGATGGAACTTTCATTGTCAGAGAGCATCTATCAGCCATGTATGTTTGGTGGTGCGTTAATTTCTGATGCAGCGAATATTTTAGGTCAGTTATTTACGGGCGATGAGTTTATAACCTTTAAACTTAGAACACCTTTTCTATCCGATGATCCGAGTCAAGTAATACACAAAACCTTTTCGATATATTCGGTGACGAATAGAAAACTTGACAATGATAGGCAGCAATTTTATGAACTTCAGTTTATGTCAATCGAAGGTCAAAAAGATAGTATAACACGCCTTGCAAAAAAAATACACAGGCGGTACTGATGTTATTGCGTCTCAGATATTTGAAGACTTAAAAGAGCCTAGAATTAAGGGAGGAGATTCAACTACCAGTGAAGTACTATTGCACGACACGCCGCACAATACAAGCAACTTTGAGTTTATCGCATCTCATTGGTCGCCATTCAAATGTTTAAATTTTCTAGCTAAGAATTCTATTGGGCAACAATTAAAGATGCCTAATGTAATGTTCTTTGAATCCAATAAGTATTTTTATTTTACTTCTATATCGTCTTTGGTTCAGGAACAAATAAAGTCTAAAACTCTATACGATGAATATAGTTATGTAAGTACTCTGGATGAGTCGAAAGATGTTAGGCAGGACAATAGAACAGCTGGATTTACATATTCCTCGCCCTATGAATCTGATCAAATGATAACTGTCGGTAATGTAGATTTTCCTGTATACTATGACCAATTAGATAATAGAATGAGTGGTTACTACGGCAACACTACTTTTGCATATGACTTTGCAAACAAAGATCTATATGACATTCGATTTGATTATACTAGTCAGCATGCAGAACGTTCATCGCAGTTAAAGAATTTGCTACCAGATACATTTGGCACATTTAAACATATTACAAAGACAGCACCTCATGGTGAGACGGTCAAATCAGATCCTCTATCAGTAATCAACTTTAAAGCTGGTGCGTCTGGATTGTTCGGTGAAAATGATGCATTCAATGTCAATCAGGTTACAGCAACTTCATTTAGAAATACTGCACTAGCTGAACTGTCTGCTATAAAATATGAAATAACTGTACCAGGTAAAACAGACATTGAAGTCGGTAAGCTGATACGTTTTAACTATCCCAACGTAGGTGAAAAGGGTATAAATCCAAATGTTGAAGAATTGTTTGACCCTCAAATATCTGGCATATATGTAATTACCGGAATCAGACATCAAGTCAGCGTGACAAGAGAACATGAAATGATATTAGAAATTGCGCGTGATAGTATAGGGGATGTGGTATAATGATATATCCGCAATTTACATGGTGGCAAGGTGTAGTAGAAGATAGAAACGATCCTGCTAAAATCGGAAGAGTGCGAGTAAGAATCTTAGGATATCACACTGCGGACAAATCGGAGTTACCTACAGAAGATCTGCCTCTTGCAGTGCTAATGAATCCAGTAACTTCAGCAAGTGTTTCGGGTATAGGACAATCAGCAACCGGACTTGTAGAAGGCTCACATGTATTTGGGTTTTTTGCTGATGGCGCCGATTCACAGATACCTGTCATTATGGGATCTCTGTCTGCACTTTCTATGCAGCCACCAAATGAAAACGTTGGATTCAATGATCCTAATGGCGTCTACCCATTCAGTGATAATGCATCAGGCAGAAACACAGTTCCAGAGTCTGACATACCTAGACTCAGTAGAGAAGACATTGCAGAGAAGCATTATTCTTTAGCAGTCAAGCGTGAAATGAAAGTAGAAGGTGTGCCAATTGCATTTGCACCTGAGATCGATGGCGATCCAGTAAAAGCTAGGAAGACCGAATCATCTTGGGACGAACCCGATCCTCAAGGGTCAGCGGAAACGAAAACAAAGTACCCATACAATCATGTGCGAGAAACTGAAAGTGGTCATATATTTGAAGTCGATGATACCCCAGGTGCAGAAAGAATTCACAACTTTCATAGAACAGGGACGTTTGAAGAGATACAGCCCGATGGAACAAAAGTAAACAAAGTCGTTGGTGAAGATTATGAGATAGTCATCAAAGATAAAAATATGTTTATCAAGGGTGACTTTAATATCACTGTAGAAGGTGACATGACGCTGAATGTCAAGGGTGACTTTTATGAAGACATCACAGGCAATAAGTTTTCTACTGTTCGAGGAACTCGACATGAGAAGACACAGGGTAATCATGTAAGTGAGATCGAATCAGATTACGGTATGAACATCAACGGTAACAGAGGCGTTCGTGTAGGTAGTCAGGGCGGACTAGGATTGGGCGGTGACAAACTTACTGTTCTAGGTCGTAGAGATGTGATGGTCGGTCAGAACTACAATACACAAGTAGGCATGAAGATCATTCAGTCAGCATTGATGGGATACAACATCACATCCGAACTAGGCGCGTATCGAGTATTCTCATTGCGAGATATGGACTTCGGTACTGCACTTACAGGTGCAATTAGTTTCTCATCCGGGTTTTTTAATGTCGGTACGATTGGCGCGACAACAATCAATACTGGTGGTATCTTCACAACTAATACGATCGGTGCGCACATCGTGAATTCTGCGGCATACACGCAAGTATCTGCGGCAACATCGATAACAACAGCCGCACTAGGTATTACAGCAGCAGGCGTGACAATTACGTCTGCAACTGTAGCGTGTACTGGGGCAGTTACCGCAACGTCTGTTGTCGCACCAATAATTACATCTGGTCTTGCAACTTTGGCAACACACAGACACGCTGTAATCGGCGGGTCCTCTGCTGGTGTTCCGCCAGCTGGCGGAACATCACCCCCAGTCTCATTTTAATAAGGAGTTTTAAATGTCTTGTGGTCCCGCAGAACTTGTAAAGGATTTATCAGCTAACGTTGAGCAATTACTCACTATTGCAGATACTGCATTAGTAGCGTTACCGTTTAAAATCGCATCCATTCCAGGATACGTGGAAGCGCAATTGCTGACTTCGTTGCAGTCAAAGATACAACTTTTAAATCAACTCTTGGCAAATCCTCTTGATGCACTAGGCGGTGTGATTCCAGGACTGCCGGCTGATATAAAAGGCTTTGTTGATGAATATGCTGGTGTCGCAGCAGGTGTTGTAGGTTCTGCATTATATTTGAAGAATCTTAAAGACAAATACGGCGATTTAGATGTTGATATTGATAATATCGTAGGCATTTTAAACGAAGCAGGAAATGATCTTGACAAGATATGTGAGATTGTTCCTAACATACAAAACATTGGTGGTGAGTTTGTACTGAAAGGCATTCCATTATCGATGCCAGAAATCAATGTAAAGCGTATTGCAGCAGAAGGTAAATTCCCAGATGTAGTTGGCAACTTCAAAGACGCTGCTAGGAATGTAGAAGTCGAGGTAGAGTTGGACCCAGATAAACAAGGATTCACTGTGAGCGAAGAACCTGGACAAGCATTTAGAATGAATGGCGTGCCTAGATTCGCTAGAAAACGAAACATCTCATTAGACGCACTCAAAGGCGGCAACCCGTTTGGCGCGTTGAAAGAAGGTGCTGGCGACAATTTATTTGGTGATATATTAAATAAAGTACAAGAAGGCTTAGACACTGTAGAAAGTACAGTAGATACCGTATCCGGCAACTAAAGGACATATAAATAACTATTATGGCTACAGCAAGAATATACTCAGATATAGATATGGATTTTGCAGCAAATCCTGTAACTCAGGATATCTACAAAAAAACTAATGTTGAAGCAGTGAAGCAAGCGTTAAAAAATATAATGCTTACCCCTTTTTATTCTAAGCCATTTGCACCAAATTATGGGTCGCCTATTGCAGGGTTGTTGTTTGAACCAATGGACAACATTACAGCGAGTGCAATTGCTAATATAATCGATGAAACTATATCAAATTACGAGCCGAGAGTTAGGATCGACCAAGTAATAGTTTACCCTGACTTTAACAATAATTTGTATAAGATACAACTTGACTTTCATGTTTTGGGTGTGTCAGCACCACAGACATTTAGCACCTCTCTGAAGAGAGTTAGATAATTTTTTAGTGCATAAATAAAATCAAAAGAGATCAAACATGGCAACACGAAGTTTAACAGAACTAGATTTTGAAGGTATTAAAAACAATCTAAAATTGTACCTGCAAGATCAAACCGAGTTTCAAGACTATGATTTTGAAGCCTCTGGTATGGCTGTGTTGATTGATCTGCTGTCATACAACACACACTACAATGCTATGTTGGCACACATGACAGCTAATGAAGCATTTCTAGATTCTGCGGTAAAGAGGAATTCAGTAGCATCTATTGCTAAGACTATGGGATACACAGCAAGGTCAGCTAGAGCAGCAAGAGCTATCATAAATGTAACTATTGTACCATCTTCCTCATACGTTGGTAGCAATTTTACACTATCAAGAGATTCTATTTTTAAAAGTTCTGTTGACGGTAAAACATTAAACTATTACCCGAAAGAAGATTATGTTGCAGATAGGTCTTTATTAAATGGTGTAGAAGTATTCTCGTTCACAAATGTTGAGATTATAGAAGGGTCAAGAGTAATAAACTCTGAACTGGTAGAAAATACTAGTGTACAGGGACCAGTGCTGATGGCGAATCCTGATGTAGACACTACAACAACAAGAGTGCGTGTGCAAGCCTCGTTGACTGATGTTACATTGACAACATACAATTTTTCTGATAACATCATTTCAGTTAAAGGCGACAGTAAAGTATTTTTTATTGAAGAGGCTCTGAATGGTTACTATCAAGTAATATTTGGTGATGGTAATATTGGTAATAAGTTAACAGTAGGCAACGTTGTTAGAGTTGATTATATTGCAACAAACGCTGAAGCTGGTAACGGAGCAAAAGTCTTTCAACCCCCATCAGGTCTTACGGGTTCTGGCTCAACCACTACGATAACTTTAGTATCTCAGGCATCTGGTGGTGCATCACAAGAGTCTACGGATAGCATACGTTTTAGTGCTCCGAGATTTAATGCTACAAAGAATAGAGCAATCACATCAAACGATTATCAAAGTTTGATACTAGACAACAACCCAAATGTAAAATCGGTTGCTGTGTGGGGCGGAGAAAGAAACGTTCCCCCAATTTACGGCAAAGTATTTGTTTCATTGCAAGCAAAAGATGGTTTCATTATCACAGACGTTGATAAGGACAGAATCTTAAAAGATTTTATTGAGCCTAGACAGCCCATCTCCTTGTTGACCGAATTTGTAGATCCAGAGTTTACAAGCATCGGTATGGATGTGAATGTTGATTATGACTCAAAGAGAACTACATCAACATCAGGTGAGATAGCAACTATTGTAGACGATGAAATCACTAATTTCTTTGATACTACACTAAACACCCTAGATACTAATTTCTATTATTCATCATTGGCTACTGCACTTGTTAAAGCCGACAATTCAATTATTGGCGCGAATATTGCGCTTAGACTGAAAAAGACAGCAACTCCTGCTTTGAACATATCAACAAAATATCAATTTGACTTTAATAATAAGATCAATCCTTATGCATTGAACAGCAACAATTTCAGTGTAGATGTCAATGGTAAAGTTTATGAAGTTAAACTGGTTGATGTGCCAGACGCGACTGTTGTTGCTCCTGCATACAATGGTAGCGGAACAATTGCGCTGAAAACAATATCGGGTGACACCAAGGTTGTCGCAAATGCAGGCACTGTTAATTATGACACAGGTCTTGTTATTTTAAACGGCACAAAGATTACAGCTATCTCAGGAACGAACAATACAACACTGAGCGTGACAGTAACCCCACATGAAACATCGAAAGATATCAAAACTCAAATACTAGTTTCAACTACAGTGGAGTCATCTTCTGGGTCTGCCGTTATGCCACAACCATCTAAGAACGTCATACTGGTTTTAGATAACACTACGGGAGATATACCCAACAACGTGTTTTCTGGGGTGACGGTCAACGCAACTGCTAGGGTGTCTGATTACTAATGTCTAGAACAGGACCAAACTTTAAGCAGTATATTGAATCCATAGTAATCACTTCTGCGGGAAGTAATTATAGCAGTGTTAATCCACCCAGTATTTTTATAAGCGCGCCAACAGCTAGTAATACAGGGCAAGATAAAGTCCAGGCAGTGGCAACGGTTGCTATTTCAAACGGTGCAGTAGAAGTAGTAACCATAACTGAAGCAGGTGATGGGTATGATGTTACACCCACAGTAAAACTTGTAGGCATACTATCTACTGTCTCGTTTACAGCACAAGATGATTCTAACAGAGGCACGGGAACTTTTAATAATGTTGGCCAAGTAAGCTCTTCAGGAATAGGTACCGGTGCGCAGTTTAGAATAGTAGTAAATGCTAGTGGTCAAGTTACTGGTGCAACTGTCACTGCTGCGGGAACAGGATACGCAGAAGGCGACACGATCACAATCGCAGACACTTCTGTTGGTGGTGATGGATCAGCGGCTGATATAATACTCACAGCAGCGACTATAGCTAGTGGATCAGGCGCAGTATTAACACCTTCTATTTTTTATCTGAATAGACCACAATTATACTTTCACCAAAATTTTTCTTATATCTCAGAATACCAGATACCTGAATGGATACGAGATGAGTATCCAAAATTCTCTAATTTCATTACAACTTATTTCTCATTCTTAGATGCAGATTCAGATGTCACTACTGCAATAGGTGCATCGTCACAGTCACCAAATTATGTATTGCAAGAATTATTAGACAGATTTAGTGTATCACATTATCATGGTGATTTCTTAGAAACATTGTTGCAGCAATATGCACTAGACTTCCCTGACAGTAAAGAAATTGATACTCGTTTGTTGATTAAACGTATTCGTGATTTTTACACATCTAAAGGATCATCTGAAAGCATAAAGACTTTTTTCAGAATGATGTATGGGGAAGAAGTAGAAGTATTTAAACCTTCTGAGTATGTGCTTCGACCTTCTGATGGTATTTGGTCTAAGAAACTTGCAATTAAGGTAACGGAGAACGACGAGAGGGCAACTGATTACAATCCTCTAGATCTTCAGGCAAGAAAGGTAGATATTCATTATTACGAATCTACCGCATCTATAACAGTAAGAAAGAAATTTACAACTGCAATCACGCAGGCTAAAAAGATTGCATTTACTAATCCAGCAACGTATGAATTGGACTTGGATTTAGTCGCAGATACCGCAATACCTGGACCTGGTGTGTTAGGAGAACTAACTGCTGTCATCGGTGGTAAGATTGCAACTGTTGGTACAATTGGTGCAGCAGACGTTCTCAGAGCTGCCGGCAGTTATGATATCGATACTGGATTTACTACATCGGGCAATGGAACTGGCGCACAATTTACAGTAGTAGTTGATGGATCCGGTGCTGCTACTATTACAGTAGATACTGTTGGCATTGACTATGCACCAGGGGAGACTATCACTATTCCTGATGCTATATTGGGAGGCGGCGGCGGTGCTGCACTGACGTTTAATGTTGCTACTATTACAGAAGGTGCAATTAAAAGTGTAACAATTGCTGATGCAGGTCAAGGTTACAGCGCAAATCCTGATGTCATTGTACTAGCGGATCCTACTGATACAATAACAACTGTCGCTACTATTGAAACTCGACTTACTAGCAACGTTATTTCAAGCATTGTAATATCTGAAGAAGGTCTTGGTTATAATACTGCACCAACTTTAGTATTGGATACTACACCTTATCGTTCATATATTTCATTTGAAAATGAGACTCTGGATCAAATAGAAAACAAAAGAGCATTCTTAGTTAGAGTATTAAATGCAACTGCTCTAAAAAGTAATACCGGTGCTGCGGACGGTGGGTTTAAAATTGGTCAAGTATTCAAGGTAGCTGAAGCTGGCAATGTATTGGGTGAATACGCTATTGATTATTTCTCTGAAGATTACACCCTAACAGGTGTGGATAATAATGCATATATACGAATCAGTACAATTGATACATCCAATTATCCGTTAACATTTGATATCATTGCAACAGGTGTATTATTTCAAAGACAGACATTTGATTTTACTTGCAACAGCGGGAATGGTGAAAGTGCTGTTATCACTTGTACAACAGGCTTCGCGCACACGTTCCCTGGTCAATTTAAAAATTCACAAGGATTTTTGTCTGACGCAAACCGCTTACAAGATAATAAAATCTATCAATCTTATTCATATCAGATACAATCGTCACAGCCTAAAGGTGTGTGGGGTGAGATATTAGATAGAATTGCAAATCCTTCAGGCATGGTTGCATTTTCTGATTTACAAATCTTGCACGATGTTAACGTTGGACTTAGTTTCAATATTAGACCGACAGCGTATGCTTTGTATGTCACGCCTACTATTGAGACGCCGGTGACTCAAGAGTTAGTAATACTGAGTTTTTCTCGACCAGTCTCTGATACTTTTGCGACACAGGATGATGAGGCTATTCTTGAGCCTGGACTAGTGAAGACAGAAACGGCTGAGATGGACGACACAAATGTTGATTTTGATGTCGAACTAAATAAGACAGAAACTGTTGATTTACCTGAAGTAGTTGGGAAAGCATTTAACAAGAACAATATCACAGAATCCATAACTTTCTCAGAAACCTTTGATACACTATTACAGATTCTTAGAAATCCAACAGAAGATCCGTTTACACAAGACGCAGCTATATTTGCAATTGGTTTGGTTAAAGCAGAGCAGCTTGAAATACAAGACGCTCCTTCATTGCAGCCAAACTTAATAAAGACTGAGAACCCAACAACTGGCGATGCATTGGATTCATTCGATGTAGGCAAACCGCTTGCTGATACAGCAGACTTTGTAGATCCTGCAATATTGCTTTTTGTAGCAACTAAAGCAGACAACTATGAAGTTTCTGATGCTGGAACGATTTATATGCAAAATTACGCTGGGGACTATTTTGCTGAGGACTATGTAGAAAGTTACTCAGGAGTATCATCTACTACTTTTTAACTGTATAAATAACTAAATAACATTTTACGAAAACGGAGAACAACCAAAAATGTTTAACTTAGAAAAAACCAGAGCGCAAGGTCAAGTTAAATTACAACTTATCTCGCCTGAAGGTACGATCAAAGATGAGCAAGTAGTGAGCAACCTTGTTGTTGACACTGGCCTAGATTACATCGCATCTAGAATGAAAGATGCAAGTGCAACTGCTATGTCTCATATGGAAGTTGGCACCGACAATACAGCAGCCGCTGCTGGCGACACTGCTTTGGGTGCAGCTATTGCTGCTTCAAGAGTGGCGCTCACAAGCACTACTGTAACATCGAATGCCATCGAATATATTGGTGACTTTCCTGCAGGTACTGGTACTGGCGCAATTGTAGAAGCGGGTGTACTTAACGCT